GCAAGATACAACCTACGGGGGTTTTATTCAAGTGAGTGTTGATTTGTAATGCCAGGCCCACAACCAAAACCAAATGAAGTCAAGCGTTTATTGGGGAATCCTGGCAGACGAAAACTGCCTGACGAAGGCAAGGTCATTGTGCTTCCACAACTTTCAGGCGAACCACCTGCGCACTTAAGCAAGGTTCAAAAGGAAAAGTGGTCTGAGTTGCGCAGGCTTGCGCCTTGGATTGCGGTCACTGATGAACACTTGTTGACTTCGCTTGTGGAAAAGATGACTCGTCAAAAAGAACTGTCGAAGCAGATGAAGAAAAGTCAGTTCGTTCTTTACACCGACAAAGGCTATGCCTATGCCAACCCTTTGTTTGGAATGCTCTCCACGATTGAGACTGAGATTTTCAAACTTCTTTGCCAACTAGGACTGACGCCTGTGGATCGAAGCAAGATGGGCGTCGCAGAAGTAAAGGCTCGCACCAAGCTCGAAGAGATATTGGCGCAGAAGAATGACGCAAAGTAGTTGGCCCCCGCGCTGGCTAACGCCGGTGCCACAGTCTGAACAAGACGCAGGCGATGGCGACATCTATGCCAAGTTTGCGGAAGCCGTCTGTCGAGTGACAAAGGATTCCGTCGCTTCTCCTGCCGGAAAACTTCTTGTCTTGCGTGATTGGCAGAAGGAACTTTTACGCCACGCACTTGCTCGCCGAGATGATGGCAGATTCAGACATCGCACCGCACTTGTCGGAATGGCTCGCAAGAATGGCAAGAGTGCATTGGCAGCTTCAATGGGCCTTGCAGGTTTAACAATCGGTGGCAATGGTTCAGAAATTTATTCGTGCGCAGCAGATAGAGATCAAGCACGCATCGTCTTTGGCACTGCCAAGCGAATGATTGAACTTGATGAAGAACTCTCATCAATGTTCACGCTCTATCGTGATGCGATTGAATACAAAGACAAAGCGAGCGTCTATCGTGTCCTATCCGCCGAGGCATACACCAAAGAAGGACTCAACCCTTCCCCGCTTGTTATCTTTGACGAGGTTCACGCACAACCGTCGTGGGATTTATGGAACACGTTATCGCTTGCCGGTGGCGCTCGTGCGGATTCTTTACTTTTCGGCATTACGACTGCGGGCGTCAAGTCAACGGCCAACGGGCAAGACTCGCTCTGCTACTCGCTTTACCAATACGGGCAGAAGTTAGTCAAAGGCGAGAGCGTCGATCCATCATTTTTCTTTGCGTGGTGGGAGCCAACGGCAGTTGACGCCGATCATCGCAAACCTGAAGTGTGGCAAGAAGCCAACCCTGGTCTTGGCGATATTGTTGACACTCAAGATTTTGAGTCGGCAGTCTTGCGAACACCTGAAGCAGAATTTCGCACCAAGCGATGCAACACATTTGTCAGCACGACAACTGCGTGGCTTCCGCAAGGATCGTGGGAAGCTCTTATCTACGAAGGCAGACCGCATATTCCTGGCGAAGATGTAGTGCTTGCCTTTGACGGTTCATTCTCTAATGACTCAACTGCGCTTCTTGCGTGGTATCTCGGCGGCGAAAAGCCTCACTGTGAAGTCATTGGATTATGGGAGAAACCTGATAATGCAGAACAAGGATGGTTCGTGCCGGTCGCAGAGGTCGAGCAGGCAATCATCAACACTGCACGAAATAATCGAATCAATGTCCGCGAGATTGTTTTCGATCCCGCGAGATGGAACAGAACCTTCATGGTTCTTGACGAAGAAGGATTGCCCGTGGTGGCATATCCCAACTCCGCAGAGCGAATGGTTCCTGCAACTCAGAAGTTCTACGAGGCAGTCGTCAATCAATCCTTCACCCACGACGGTCACGAAGGACTTGCACGACACATCGCCAACTGCGTCACGAAGCAATCAAGTCGCGGAGTGATGGTGGCGAAGGCATCTGCAAGGCGCAAGGTCGATGCCGCCGTCGCTGCAATCTTTGGCTATGACCGCGCAACGCAACCGCCACCGCCGAAGGCGCCTGTGGCTAAATTCTTTTCGATTCAAGTTTGAGAGGCGATATGAAGAAGATTGATATTTCAGCACTCGTCGGATTCGGCGGTCTTGTCATCGCCTCTGTCGGACTTGCAATGGTGTCGGTTCCTCTAGCTCTTGTCTGCTTGGGGTCATTTCTAGTATGGATCACGGAGAAGGCTAACTGATGGGAATTTCAAAGAGCATTCGCAGTGGGTTTTCCAAGCGAGCAAATGATTCGCAATGGGTTGAACCGCTCATTCCTGGTCGCCCTGCGTTTATGGCGCCATCAGGAATTGATGTCACCGCCGACTCTGCAATACGAATGTCAACTGTCTATGCCTGCGTTCGCTTACTTGGTGACACGATTTCATCGCTTCCTCTTGGCGCCTATGTTCGCCGTGGTCGCAATCGAATTTCTTACTCTGCCGTTTATGGTTCGCAACCTGAATGGGTGAACCGACCAAACCCTGAGACTTCTCGCCTTGAGTTCTTTGAGCAAGTAATCGCATCTCTGAATCTTCACGGCAACGCTTTCATCTTGACAGTTCGTGATGAGAACGATGAAGTCTTTGAACTTTATTGCTTGAACCCTGACGAGGTTCGCATTCGTCGCCTTCGTCCAAATGAACCGCTTGTCTATGAAATCACGATTCGTGACGCGAATGAGGCTCGCACCGAGATTCTCACTAACAGGGAAATCTTGCATATCCCGATGTTCAGACTTCCTGGCTCTCACTATGGGCTTGGCCCTGTCTCTGCCGCTCGCCTCACCATTGGCGCGGCGATGGCAGCCGACACCTACGCTGCCGCATATTTTGGCAACGCTGCCAACCCTGGCGGAGTTATTGAAGTTCCTGGCGAACTTACTCAAGAGCAGGCACAAGACATCGGCCGTGATTGGAATATCACTCATACAGGCCCTTATCGCGCAGGCAAGATTGGCATTCTCTCGGGTGGTGCGGCTTTCAAGCCTCTCACGCTCAATGCCGCCGACGCTCAGTTGCTTGAGGCTCGTCGCTTCAATGTCGAGGATATAGCACGCCTTTTCCGCGTTCCTATAAGCCTTCTAGGGCATCCTGTAAGTGGGGCGATGTCATTTGCCTCAGTCGAAGCTCAAAACCTCTCATTCGTCCAACATAGCCTTCGTCCGCTCCTTGAGCGCCTTGAGCAGAGCCTCTCGGCTTTGCTTCCTGAGTCTGATGGCTTCATCAAATTCAACCTTGACGCCCTTCTTCGTGGCACAACTCTTGAGCGTTATGAGGCCTACACCAAAGGACTTCGTGAGGGCTTCTTATCCTTAAACGATGTTCGATCCGTTGAAGATTTGGCTCCGATTGGTGAAGCAGGCGACCAGTTCCGTGTTCCATTGCAGAACATTGACGCTGCCGATGCCAAGGATGTCGGACTCAATCTTCGTGCCGACATTGTGAGCAAGCTCGTGCAAGTTGGCTTTGATCCTGAAGAAGTCTTGAAGGCAGTTGAGATGGTTCCAATCGCACACACCGGCGTTCCAAGTTCACAACTTCAACCGATTTCTCAGATTGATCCTGCCGACCCTGCGGCTGCTTACGATGTCCGTGAAGCTCGCGCAAATGGAACTGTGGTCAATATGCCTGAACCTGTTGTCAATGTTGCCGCTCCAAATGTCAACATTGAACCTGCAATGGTGATGCTTGAGTCACCTGAAGTTCGCGTTGATGCACCGACAGTCAATGTCGAAGCACCGAAGGTCGAAGTCACAAATCAAATTGACCGACGCAAGGTTCGCAAGAAGGTCATTCGTGACGAAGTTGGTCGCATCGCAGAAGTCATTGAAGAGTTCATCGAGGGAGATGAGTAATGGCAACAGGATTGAGTTCATACCTAGCAAACAAATTCCTTGATGCAGTAGGCAACGCAACTGCTTATTCGGCAGCGAATGTCTATGTCAAACTCCACACGGGCGACCCCGGGGCGAATGGAACTGCTAATGCTGCAACTGAGACAACTCGCAAAGAAGTCACTTTCGCTGCTGCGTCAGGTGGCGCAATCGCTTCTGATGCCGCCGTCACTTGGACGAACATCGCTGGTTCTGAAGATGCTACTTATTTCACTGCTTGGGATAATGCTTCTGCTGGCAATTTCTTATTCAGTGGCACTATCGTTGGCAATGCTTACACTGCGGGTGATACTTACACCATCCCAAGTGGCTCACTGACTGCATCGTTGACTTTGGCTTCTTAGAATGCCATCACAATTCGTTCTTGATTCAGGACTTCTTGATACAGACCTTCTTGGGCCTGTTGTCGTTGTTACTGCTTCGGCGGATTTAGGAAGCCTCGGATCAAGTTCGACATCTCTTGTCACGCATAACGCGACGGCGACCGGCACACTCGGAAGCCTCACTGCAACGGCAAGGGCGGCAGATACAATCCAAGCCACTGCCAATGCGCCTCTTGGCTCATTGAGCGCCACTGCCAACACGCAACCTTTCACTCCAACTGTTGCCGCTTCAACTATCGGTTCGCCAAGTTATGTTCAACCGAACTTCGTTCAACCGACGCCACCACAAGAAGTTGAAGTTTCAACAATCATCGCAGGAGCAAGCGCCTCACTTGGTTTGCTCGGATCACAAGCGATGGCAGAAATTACCTTCTCAATACTTGAAGACGATGCAGAAGTTCTGCTTCTGATTTAGGACAAAAAATGCCATATTACATTTCAGACAAGCAAAGCGATTGCCAAGGATGGGCAACAGTCAAAGAAGAATCTGATGGTTCTTACACGACAATCGGATGCCATAGTTCCAAGCAAGATGCGATTGACCAAATGGTTGCAGTTTCAATTTCTGAAGATATGGAGCCAGGCGGAGAAGTTCGTCAGGTTGATTTGAGCGCACCGCAATTCATTAGAGACAACGCAGCTCGCGGTTTGAAATATGTAAGTGAAGGTTTTGGGGGAGATGGTCTGACAGATGCCACAAAGCGTGAAGCACGCGAGATGGCAGCAGGTCGAATCACAGAAAACAAAGTTCGCAAGATGGCACCTTGGTTTGCTCGTCACAAAGTTGACGGCCAAGCGCCAAAGAACAAAGACTCATCTGATCCGCAATATCCAGGCGCAGGACTTGTTGCTTGGTTGTTGTGGGGCGGAGATTCAAACTTTAGTGATAGAGCGCAGGAATGGGCGCAACGCAAGATTGATGCCCTCAATGCTGAAGCCGATTCAAGGAGCAAAATGGCAAAGAAAATTGAACGCCGCACCTACACAGTGCGCGATGTAGAAGCTCGCGCAGATGGCGACGGGATGCGCCTTTCAGGTTATGCCGCAGTCTTCAACGACTCAAGCCTTCCCCTTCCATTCAAGGAAAGCATTGCGCCAGGAGCATTCCGAAAGACTTTGAGTGAAACACCTGATGTGCGACTTCTTATCAATCACGAAGGTCTGCCACTAGCGCGGACAAAGAATGGAACTCTTACTCTTGAAGAAGACGAGCGTGGATTGCGCTTTGATGCTGACCTTGCAGATACTCAGGAAGGTCGAGACATCTACGAACTTGTCAAACGTGGCGATGTCGATCAGATGTCCTTCGCTTTCCGAGTCATTCGTCAGAAGTGGAACGATGATAGAAGCCGTCGAGTCTTGACCGAGGTTTCCTTGGCAGATGGTGATGTTTCAGTCGTGACCTATCCTGCCTATCCAACCACCACAGTTGAAGCTCGTGAACATATCAAGGAAGCAATCAAGGCAATGAAAGAAGGCCGTGAAGTAACCGGCGAATCCCTCATTGTGGTTCAAGCAATTCTTGACAAGATTGACGAATCCTATGAATACCTTGAAGAAGGCAAGACAATGCTTGAGCAACTTCTAGGCATTATGCCTGAAGATGTTTTGGAAGAAGTCTCTCGCGCCGTCGATGTCGTTGGCGATTTCGTCGAATGGGATTCATCAGGCGGAACTGCACGCGGTCGCATTGAACATGTGATGCGCGAAGGTGTGCTT